CCTCCGGGAACTCAAAACCGTCCTCCTTCAGCTGATACAGCAGCGCCTCCACACGCTCCGCCTGCTCGCCGATCTCTGCGCTGGTGAGCTTGCGGGTGGAGCTGTTGGCAAAGATCAGTCGAAGTTCCTGAAGCGCCGGGGAGGCATCGTCCGTCTCCCGGATGCAGGGCACCCTGCGGAACTGACCCAGTCCTTTTTCCACAAGCTGAGCCAAGGCAGCCCGGCGCCGGTGGCCGCTGACGATGGTAAACCGTCCGCCCTCACCGGCCCGCACCCGGATAGGCTGCTGCAAGCCGCACATCTGGATGTTGTCCGCCAGCTCGTCAATGTCCGTCAGCTGGTAGAAATTCCGCTCGTCGCCGTCCAGAAGGCCGATGTCGATGTACTCAATCTGCTCCGGGCCGGAAGTGTTCAAATCCGCCACGCCGGCCAGCTGCTCACCCAGCACGTCCATCACGTTAAATTTCCGTTTTTCCATCCTCAGCACCTCCCGGAGATCTCTTTCACCAGCTCGGTGTAATCCTTGCTGGCCGCACAGTAGGGACGGGCCACCGGCAGCGGGACCTTCTGGAAGGTCGCGCTGGGCACGGCCTTGGAGAACCGGATCACCGTCTCAAACACCGGAAGCGCCCCGCCCCGGATGGCCGCGAGGGCCTCCTTTTCATCCGCCATGTGGGTGAACTGCGTCACCAGCACGCCCAGCACCGACAACCGGGGGTTGATGGCCCGCATGTGCTGTAGCTGCTCCGCCAGATTGGCCATGCCGCCGGTAGAGTAGTAGTCCAGCCGGATGGGGATGATGACCTCATCCGCAGCGGCCAGCGCCGCCGTGCAGGCTGCCGACAGCGCCGGAGGGCAGTCGATCAGAATGAGATCGTAGGCGTTGTCCTGATCCGCGTCCTCCTCAATGGCGTCCCGCAGATCCGCGATGGCCCGCTGCATCCGGCCTACGCCGCTCTGGGCCATGTGCCGGTCTGCCACCAGCAGGTTGATGTCGGAGGGGATCAGGTCGATCCCGTCGAAAATGGTGGGCGTCACAAACTCCGGATAATACCCGGCGCCCTCGGTCAGGAGGGCCAGCGTGTCCGCGCCCTCCTCCGCGTCGATCCCGAAGGACATACTCAGGTTGCCCTGACTGTCCCCGTCGATCAACAGGATCCGCTTGCCCTGCTTCGCCAGCAGATACGCCAGCGTGGCGGTGGTGACGGTTTTGCCGACCCCGCCCTTAAAATTCAATACCGCGATTGTTTTCATATTCACCTTTCCCCCTTGGTTTGATCCTCAGACCGCAGCGCCTGCGGCCTTAAAATGTGGCTGGCCCCGCCAGTTCTTCGGTTGCGGCGCCAGCTCAGGCCAGAAGGCCTCCCGCCAGTTGTAGCCGGTAATGGGACTGCGGAACTCCACCGTGTAATACCGCCCCGCGGGGTGGATGTAGATCACCCGCGCCGGGATCGGCCCTACAGTGCCCAGCCCGCTGGTCGCCTCCAGCGTCGGTTCGATGTTCAAGATATCTCCGATTTTCATGTTTTCTTTTCCTCCGGGAAAACCTCGTCAATGTCACCGCGATCCTCCACAAGCTCCATCTGGACGCCGCGTCCCTCCCAGCCGTAAGCCCGCTTAGGGTCCCCGGTCTGATCCTGAAAGAAACGACGGGACTTCTTGTCGAAGTCAAGCCACTGGTGTCTGTGGGAGCCGTAGTCCCGGTTCTTCAGGATCTGCAGCAGAGGCTTTTCCTTGCCGTCCGTCTGATGGGTGGTGAGAAAAAACACATTGTCTGCCCGGTTAGTGATGTCTCCGGAACCGCTGACATCGTCTGAGGTGATTTTAGCGTTATTGTCACTGGTAGATTTCCGAGGGTGCACCACCAGATGGGTGTGGACACCCCGGCGCTTGGAGAAGGTTACCAGCATTTGCGTGAATTTTGACTGCACACGGTTGAAGTCCCGCTCTGTGGAGTTGTCAAAGTCCACGGACATAATGTTATCGACCAGAAATACATCTGCGTTGTAGCGCATGTGGGCGTACTCAAACTGCCGCAGAATGGTCTCCGGATCGTGCCGGGTGTTGCGCTCCAAGTCAAAGAGCCAAAATCGCTCGTTGAGCCACTCGGAGATCTGCTTGTCCGCCAGAGCGTCCGCGGATGCCAGCTTTTTCCCGGTGGCCTGATCCGTTATGTACCGGATGTGCTCAGGCCCAGCCGCTTGCAGATAGGTCCATTCCCGGAACTGCTCCTTCGGCAGCTCGCCGGAATATGCGCAGACGGTGTGTCCCTGATCCAAAGCCTCTAAAAGCATCTGGCTCAGCAGCGTGCTCTTGCCGATGCCTCGCTTACCGGTCCAAACGGACAACTCCCCGGAGTAAAACCCGCCGATGCTGCTGTCAAGCACGGAAAACCGGGAAAGGGTCCGGGGAATCTTGCTCATGTCCCGCCGGGGGACTTCCGCCAGATTCAGCAGGCCATAGGCGGGCAGCTCCTCCGCTCCGGATAGGATATCCGGGAGGTGGGCCGCTCCGTACAGGGCCACATAGTCCTCAACGGTCTTACAGTTCCGCCAGCCGGCATCGGTAACGACGTATATACAGCTGGCCGGGAGCCGGGGGCGTAGTTCCGCCACCATTCGCTCTCTGGCGATGGCGTTGGCGGTGACGATCACCAGATAGGGGAACGCCTCTAAAAACGGACGGCAGCGCACAACATCATCCCAGCTGCACTCCAGTCCAAGGCACACGGCATTCTCCCGAATAGCCGCCGCCTCCACAACGGTATCGCAGATCCAGAGACCTTGCGGTTTTTCCGGATCAATAAAAGCCGGTGAGAAGGTCAGGTATTTGCTGGCCTGCTCCATAGCTGCTTTAAATTCCATCCGTGTCACCTGCCTCCCAGCTCTCACTCCGGTCCGAATCGGACCGCCCCGGCAGCTCGTCCTCCCACCGGCGGCCGTTAAGCCATGTGGCGGGGTAGGGGATGTACGCCCCGCCGTCCCGCGTCCACTGCTCACAGGCTGACTGCGCCTTCACCGCCCGGAGGATGGTCTCCACCAGCGCCTCGTCCGGCTTCAGCTTCGCCCAGGCCCGGCGGGCCTTCTGTTTATCCACATGCCGTGGGTAAGCAGCCCAGAAGGCGTCGAACGCCGGGTCCTCTGGGGGGACTATAGGGGGGTTATATTTAATCTTTACTGGGTTATAATCTTTATTGGGTTGTGTCGGAAAAGCCGTCAACGGCTTTTCCCGTTGCCGGGTTTCACCGTTGTCGGTGTTTTCCGACAACGGTGGCGCAAAGTCCTGTAAAACGTAGACGTTGCCGCCAAAAGTGCCATTTTCCTTGTGCCCCTGTTCCCGCAGCAGATAGCCTACCTGCTCCAATTGCGCCAAAATGCGCCGGATCTTATCCTTGCCCGTCTTGGTGCTGACCGCCAGACCGGAAACCGTAAATTTCCAGTCCGGCGGGCGGGACATGATATAGGCAAACAGGCCCTTTGCTTCCAGCGGCAGACGATCATCCTTGACCATTGAGTTATACAGGACCGTGAAGCCGTCTCCACGGCCCGACCTGATCTCATGCTCTGCCATATTGCCCCCTTATCTTTCCATCCGATCCACGATCCGCAGCGGGATCGCCGCCACCGTCGCCACGCCGACGACCATGAAAAACATCGCCCAACCGGTCACAGGGATACGCCCCCTTCCCGGCGAAAATTAGGGCTTGCGTGCAGCGTGGATCTTGTGCTATAATTGATACATCCAACAGTGGTTGATCCAATACCACACACTTTTTCCCCTGAACGCTCTGAGGTTGCCGCCTCGGGGCGTTCTTTTTTTGCGCCTGAGTAGATCACCTGGTAGATGGCCGCCATGGTCTCCCTCAGCTCCAGAACGATGTCATCAAACTCCGGCCGCTCAGCCTCGTCGATCACGCCGTCCTCCGCGATCCGGAGCAGGGCGTCCAGCCGGCCTGTCGCGTCTTGCAGACGGTTCCGGAGGGCGATACTCGCCATTGGCAGAGGCCTTGGCGTCACCTCCGGCATTACGCCCAGCCGGTCCGTGGCCTGCGCGTGCTCCAATGCCAGCCATGGGCAGCTGTACACATCCACCATCTTGGCCACCGTCTCGTCCTTGGGCACCGTCTTGCCGCCTTCATACTGTTTCAGGCTTTCCGGCGACAGTCCAAGCAGCTCCGCTGCACGTTCTTGGCTCATTCCGGTACTCAGCCTTGCCCTTTGGTACAGATTAGGGCATTTCTTGTCCATTGTCTTTTCCTCCTTTCCATGGTAACGTGATTATAGGCCCCGCATGACCCGAAGAAAGGCCTCCTTGGGGATCTTCACCCGGCTTCCCAGGCACACGGCAGGGAAGGGGAGCAGATCCGGCCGAAGCCGCGCCTGCATCCGGATGGTCTGCGGGTCGGAGCCTAAGATCGGCGCCACCTGCGCCGCCGTCAGGTACTCCTTGGGGATCCTGGCGATATCATCCAATGTCATGTTTTTCGCTCCCTTCTCACGCGCTTTCCGTCCGCTGGACGATCTCCTCGATGGGGACGCCGAAGATCAGCGTCATGCGGAAAACTCTCTCCAGCTCCGGAGTCCGCTGGCCCAGCTCCCACTTGCTCACCGTGGGCACGGTCACACCCAGCTGATCCGCCAGCGCCTTCTGGGTCATGCCGGCAGCCGTCCGCAGCTCCTTGACTCTGTTAACGATCATGATTGCTCCTTTCCCGCCTTGACGGCGTTGCCCCGGTGTGATATATTGTCCTTGGGGCTATGTCCTCTATGGCTATAATATACTCGGTACTTTCGGTACTGTCAACACTTTCGGGACTATTTTGTTACTTTCGGTACTTTACACAAAGTGCAGGGCGGTGTTTTTGTGTTTTATGATAATTTCATAAGGGCATGTAATTCCGTTGGGAAAACACCGTCTGCTGTTTTGCTTGAACTCGGAATAGGCAAATCAGCTAATACTCGGTGGAAAAACGGCCACGCCCCAACTGATGCCATTTTGCAAAAATTGGCTGATTATTTCAAAATAACAAAAGAGGAACTCTTAGGCAAAAAGGAACGCCCGTCCCCCGAAGGGGACGAGCGTCCGGAGTGCTGGGACTTGCTTACCCGCGAGGAGCGGGAGAAGGCACGGGAGTATATCGAGATGCTAATAGCTGCGCGAGGTAAGCGTTGACTTGCTCACGCTCCTCCGGCGTCAACTGGCGATAGAGCGCCAGGGCCATGTGGTCGCGGTCCGAATCGGACACAGTGCAGGTGATCTGGTTGCTCATGGTGATGCCTCCCAAACACATATTCAAGGCCCAAGCCTCGGGCCTAATTTTACATCAAGAAAAACATCCGAATCGGATCAAAGGGGGAGTTTCCCATGAATAGCGAAAAACAGCGAACATTTGAATGGTACGAATTCATCCCACACGTTTTAGCCGTTATCACGATCTTGTGCTGCGTGATTGTTTTTGCGGCATCGTTTACAGGGCTGGCTGTTCTTCAATTCAACTGGATCCAGCGGTCCTGTCTGGCCGTTGGCGCGATTGTCCTGGTCATCATGCTGCTGCGCTGGATTGGGCAAGATCAGCAGGCCGTGAGAATGGCTCAGGCAGCGGCAAG